CAAGCGTTACAGCAAGAAATTCGTTCTCGTCGACAAAGAAAACCCAAAGACGGGGATTAGCACTGCGGCTAATGCGAAGCTGAAGCTCAGGATCAGAAACAATGTTTTCAGGAGTGCCAATGCAAACTTCGTTATACTCGGTAATCCACGCAAAAGAAGTGCCAAAAGCTGTGGCACAACCTGTAGCTCTAATGCCTACCGGGAAAGTAGCCCCCGGCAAAGGCTGGAACGGAAGGTCCTGATCGGTGCCTGCTGGCCAAGTCTCTACGGTTTTAGAACCAAAGACAATCAAACGGTCCGCAATAAACAAAAGGTCTAGAACTTTGTCCGGTTGGTTTTCTGCCGTGGCAAAGTTAAGAGATGGAATGGTAATTCCGAGAGGCTCAGACCAGTAAAACTGAGCAGAGTCCTTACGCAAAGCAATAAGCCTGCTAGCTCCCACCACTACCTTAGAAACGTGAGCAGTATCCGGAAAAGAAATCTGCCCAAGCGTTGTGCCGTCGTAGGTGTAAATGGCTTCCCCAGCATTTACGAAAACGTAGTCTTCATAACCACAGATAGAAACGTTGCCGTCTCCGTCGATAGTTCCAATCTCGGTGTTACCATTGAAGAGCTTGTTACCTGAAACACCAAACAAACCGTTGTTCAAAACCCCGTCAATTTGAAAGAGTTCTCGAACAGGCCCAGAACCCATAACAATGTCGGTTTCTTCTAGGCCCGGTCGAGATTGAAGGGTAACGCCGGGTTCAACAGGAATGTCTTCTCCCAGCATGTTTACGACCGGGAGTTGAGGAAAATCGCCTCTACGCCTTTGAAACGTAGAAAGGCCGTAAACAAAATCTGCCATAATTAGTACACAATTCCTCGGTTAAAACGAAGAGAGCTGTCTTCCACAAAGTAATCAAGATACCTGTGGCCGCGAAGACGGTAAAGAGCCGTTTCGCTGTTCATTTCCTGAGTAGTGCTGTACCGTGAACGAAACTTTCGGACTAGTTCTCGGTAAAACATTGTGGATTCTTGAGTTGTCTGTACCAAGTAACGAGGATGGAGCCTCATAGCTAGCTTAATTGAAAACAGGTCAGCAAATTCACCAGCAAAAGGAAGTTCGCTGTCAAGCGTAAGGGGTGAACAGCGCACCCATTCTCCAAGATCAGCCCTGTACAGCCAAGAGGCGGAAGTCCCATCAGTGTTTAGAACAACTTGTCTAGTCCCTTCAATCCTACGAGTGTCAGCAACAATAGTAAGAGGAGCCGTAGTGAAGTTCTGACCCGCATCAATGACTGCAAACCTAGAGCCTTCATAAGGGTTGGGATCAAGATAAACAGTCTTAGCGCTTGCGCTGTTAACTACAAGGCGGTACGAAGGGCGAATGTAGCTGTTGTCAATAAACACTTCTCTAGAAGAGTCAACGGAATAAGGGCCACTCACTCCGTCGTCTCCATAGTTAATGTCTTGAAACAGGCTACCAACTTCGTGCCCAAGAGTGTTCTCAATAATGCTCAAAAGTTTATCTAAACCTTCTTGCATTTGATCTGCGTCAGGCACAGAACCTTTCTGAATAATACCACTCTCGCGGTAAGCATCAGTAATAATTTTCCTGAGAGTAGCCATTTATGTTCCTTTTAACTCATTACAGTTTGGGCTCTTCGAGAAGTTGAAAGCGTCTTCTTACTGTAAGACCCGTCAGGCGTGCCCCAAAGCCAATCACCCTTGCCGCCCCAAAGCTCGAATTTGGGCACAAGCCCGCCCACAGCGGCGTAAGGCGTGCGAGAGGCAGGCGTCCCGTCAGCGGCAAACAACGCACGGCGGTTCGTGGCATTCGACCAGTCGATATAGCCATCCCAGAACCACATGCCGCCCACTTGCCCCGCGAACGGACTGGACAAGGCGCGGTATTGGTTGACTTCGTTCGCCGCCCAAAAGATTGGCGTCGCATCGGCCATTTGAATATTCGCGCCGTTCGTGATCGACCCCACGGTCTGCGGGCTTTCGGTGAGGTAAACCGAACGAGTGTTCGTCGCAAAGTCGAGGCCGATCAGCATCCAGAACGGGTTGTTGATTGTGGCAACAGCGGTGGAGAGATTGAGGTTGCCGACAAGCGTTCCTGTGCTGTCCGTGACGATGATGCGCGTTCCGCCAGCGGTCGTAAGCTGGATTTGGATAGGCGTGGTTGAACCCGTGCCAGAGCGCAGCAAGACCATCATCTGCTGCGTCGCGGCGAGAGACGAGGTGTTGAAGTAGAACGCCGCGCTGAAGGCCTTGCCGTCCGAAAGAATGTCCGAACGCCGCGCCGCCGCTACAATCCCTGCCGAAATGGGCCGCAGAACCGGAGCAGTCACCGTCGAAGGCCGTGCAACATAAATGTCAACCGGAGACAGCAAAGCTCCGTTTTCATTTTCCGCCACCACTACAAGTTCGGTGACGCCTTGCGTAAGCGAACCCGCAATCGCCTTCGTGATGACGCCCGTGGACGAAATGGCATAATCAGTCACCGGGCCATCGGCATAGGTGCGAAGGGCATAGCGGGTTGCCGTGCCGATGGCCTCGACCTCGCCAACGGTTGCGCCTTGCGCTGCGTTGGCAGCAACACGAAGTCGTGCAGGGCGCACCACAGGCGGGCCGTTGCCTTCAAGCGCCATGGCAATGTCAGCCATAACGCGCGCGATCACCGCGTTGCCCTGTGCCGACATGTGCTTGCCATCGACGGTCTTCCACGAACCCGTGCCCGATGCCCCGGCCTTGCGGAACATCACGCTGGACGTGGATTGCCAATAGAGCCGCCCCTCGGCGAAGTTCAGGTCGGTCGGGTTGGTGGTGCCCGTCAGGACAGCAGCGTCATTCGTGGCAAACGCCGTGCTATCGGTGTTCCCGCGATAGGTATAGGGCACATGGCCCACCGCCAGCGCATCAGCATCAGCCGTTCCCACAGGCCCTTCAAGCTGGCGCACGAACCGCAAATAGCGGCCCATGTCAAACGCCAGTTCGTTATAGCGCTCCACCTTGTCGAGGAAGTGGAAGCGGTGATCGGCTGCGATGCGCGAACCCGCCGCCTCGTTGTTCTCAGGAATAGCGGTAACGGCGACCATCTTCTTGCCGCCCGTGACGGCCGCCGCCGCCGTGGCGTAGTTCGCCTGCACTTGCTCAGGCCATACCCGCGTCCAACCCGGAACGCCCGTGTTATAGTCGTTCAGGCCCGCCATGTAGAACATGTGCCGCCCAAGCTGCGCGGTGAAGCTTGGCGACAGACCAGTCACGCGCGCCGTGACCGAGGCGCTATTCTCGCCCCCCACACCGCCGTTGCCGATTTCGACAATCGACGCGCCGTTATTGCCACCCGTGCCGCCGTTAAAGGCCGCAGTCGGGCCGGTGACGATCCCGCGAAACTGCGAGGGCCAATCCTGCCCCGCAGGCGCGGAAACCCCAAACGTGGTGCTGTCACCGAACGCGTTGTAGAACTCGTTCAGGACAGCCGCAGGGCGGGACAGGCTTGCTAGCGTCAAACTATTATTTGTGTCTGGGGTAAAACCATACCTCAGAATGTTAGCTAGAAGAAGGTTCATCCGTCAAAAATATCCTTTGCGTTAGCAGTCAAACTGGTGCCAGTAACCGTTACTTCTGCACTAGTATCACCAACTTTTCGAAATTCAAAAGTCAAGGTGCTGTTTCGAACTTGATTTATAGCGGCTTCAATAGTCCAAGACCTATCAACACTAAAATCCTGCCAAACACCCAACGATCCGGTCGTAGGAGTGTTGCCACTATCGAGCGTGGCTCTAATTTCCCACTTAGCGGCTGTAGAAGTTGGGTTGACCCAGTTAACAATCCCAGTAATAAAACTGTTCTGGATAGTTTCCTCAAGCCCGGTAGTTTTAAAGGTAATGCCCGCTACGGCCGTTGTACCTGTAGAGGTTGCATCTACTACTGCTGAAACAGCCGTGATAGTACTAGTGCCTTCGTTGCCAAGAAAAGAAAGTAGAGCTGCCATTTTAGGTTACTCCCGGACCAGAGATAATAGCCTCAGTAGCTGAGTTAAACCAAATAGTCGCCATCCCACGAGCGGCAAGAGTACGGTTTCCAGTGGTAGTAGTCGCTGCTTGTCGAAGAGTTAACCCCGAGCCTTGAGTAATTGTCACAGGAGAAGCGGAGTTGTTGTACAGAGCAAAAGAAGCTCCCGCACTAAACACTGAAGCAGGAATCGTAATCCCCGCAGCTAGAGCAATGCACCCGCCCCTGTCCCCAACTACTGCCGTAGTCGTAGTAGTACGACGAGGAATGTCCCGATAACCAATTTCAATGCCTCCTGCTGTCGGAGTTCCGGTGAGAGCCGGGCTTGCAAGAGGTGCCTTGGCGTCAAGCGTAGTTTGAAGATTGGTTACGTCGCTAATTACGTGAGTGTGAGTTGCGTTAGCTTTTGCAGCGATCTGACTTGCTACTTCTGTAGCAGTAAGAAAATCGTACTGAAGAACAGCCGTCCCGCTGTTGTTAAGATAGACTTTAATTGTTCCGCTGCTGTTGACGTAGAAGTAATCACCGTTACTAGTGGCAGCAATACCTGCGGCGGTACTAGCGTAAGGAGTTCCTGTCAAAGCAACTACAATAGCTTCACTAAGAGCTGCTGCTGCTGCTGCTGCTTGTGCATCTTCTTTAGAAGCATTTGCTTCTAAGACGGCGGTCGCAGCTTCGTCAAGAATCGCCTCAGCTTCAAAAACAGTAGAGATGTACGGGTCTACGTCAAAGAGAGTAGTTCCGTCACTTTGTTTAATCAAAACCCGTACAGGTTGCGTGTCACTAAAGTAGATGGGGGGAAATACTCCAAAACCATCAGCGGTAACTGGGTTGTTTACAGGAACAGTTTTTTCTGCGTTTGCAAAAAGAGGTTCGAGCGTAGTCGTGCCCGCTTTGTACACAGTCATCAAAGCGCCAGATTCAAACTCCCCGTTTTGATTAATTACGGGACGAAACGGCAGAGCAAGAAGATTAGACGACATTAATTATTTTCCCTTAGTTAAGCGCAAAGGATTCCGGAAGCACCGCCAGCAGTTGTTACAGTGCCGGTCTGAGAGCCATCAGGTAAAATAAAAGGAAGAGGGACAGGCAGACCTGCCGTTACAGGAAGAGCGTTAACAATCACAAGACCAAGAGCCGTAGTAATTGTAATAGTTCCCGAAGTGTAAGGAATAAACCCATCAATACCTGAACCATCAAAACGCGCTGTAGCGTTAACTCCGACCTGAATGGGTTTGGTACGTTGAATAACTTTGTTAGCCATCTTGGCTCCTATAAAAAAAACGGGGGCGCTCCGTTAACCAGAGGCCCCCGCCGTGTTAAAGTTAGCCGTTGATGCGAACGATGCGACGACGCCCACCAGCACGCACGTTAGCTTCGAGCGCAATGTCGAAACGAACGCGGTGTTCGCCGGTAGCAAACGCCGAATCCTGCCACATACGGACAGACACCGGGAGCTTAGTAAGCGACTGGCGACGCGAAGTACCCGTAGCCGGAGTAATCAGGTCGGCACAGTTAACCACAACAGCGTCCTTGTTCATAATCAGGCGAGGCTGAAGGGTAGAACCCGCAGCGCCCTTGTGAACAATGGCAAGGTTGTCAAGCGAACCAGTGTAGTCCACGGTCTTGTACGGACCCGAAGCAATAATCGCCGGGAAGATACGGACGTTGGTAAACGCACCCGAGCTAGCGGTGTAGTTACCCACAACGCGGAACTCCTGAAGGTAGTTCAGGCGCTTCTTAGCACGGTTGTCGTACGCGAACACACCAGCAATGGTGAAGGTTTCGCCGTCAACCAGAGTCACCGAACCCGACTGCCCGTCAATGTTGATAAGCTGGGTAAGGAACTGACCCGGAGCGCCCGAGATACACACGTTCTCGTAGGTAGCCGCAGTCGGAGCGTTAGTCAGCGAAGCGCCAGTAGCGACACGCGTACCAACAGTCAGCGACGGAAGCTGTTGGGTAAAGGTCGTGGGAACACCCGAAATCTTACCCTGCCAGCCTTCGCGGTACACGCCCGCACCGAGGTCCGAGAGGTTGCCAGTCTGGTTGGTTTCAACAATGTCACGACCAAGGGCCTGCTTATCGGCGGGTGCAAGCACCGCACGGAGGTTGCCCATGTCTTCGACACCTTCTTCCATCAGGCGAGTCTGAGCAGCAGCCACGTCGTCCCAAGTCGAGACAGCCGAGACACCGTCACCAAGCCAGTTGTTCGACGCCAGAGTGGCGTAACGAAGGATGTACGAGTCAATGTCGTGAGCAAGGCGAAGAGCCGCAGCCTTCAGAGCTTCGCTTTCACGCGCAGCACCAAGGTCACGAATCTTTACGAAGTCAGCCCAGCCCATGCTAGCCCCGATCACCTGAGTCAGCTTGTACTGCTCCGAACCAAAGGTTGTCGGCTGGACGCCCGAGGTAAGGTCAGCAACAGCGTTCGTGGTGAACGTGGTAGTGTAGTCGGGGGTGACCTGTTCCACAACGGTCAGGCCGTTGCGGTCATTCATCTCACCGTCGAACTTCTTCCAAGTGACGAGGTCCGCCGACACAAGGTTATTTTGAAAGATCGCAGCAAACGCGTTAAGGACCAGTTTTGCCTGATCTACAGTCACAGTAGACATTTAGATAGTTTCCTTTAAAAATGAGTATTGACCCACCTCAAAGGACTGAAAAAGGAATTATTTCTTCTTGAACAGTTGCTTTGAGAAGGCGTCAAGGTCATCTGTGTCAAGAGGAACACTAGCCTTCGCTACTGCCGAGCCTTTAAGCTGCGGAGGAGGCGGAGGAGCGTTCGTAGTCTTAACTACAGCTTCCTTGGTTTTTGTCCCTGTCAACTGCGCCTCAATCTTAGCAAGAGCAATCGTAGCCCTACGCGGACCAGCGTTAACGATTCGTTCTGCTTCGTCAAGGTTGTTGGCAAGGTAGTAGAAAACCTCCGGCCCTGCGTCCATCTCCATCAAAGTGTCAGTTAAGTACTGTCCGTAAGCTTGATCTATGCCTTCGAAAACAGAGAGCATTTCCTGTCCCTTCTCTTCGTAGTCGGGATAACGTTCCCGCACGTCTTCAAGCTTTTCGTTCCAAGAATTAACAAGAGTGTTGCGATACTGTTCTTCTGCGCTAAGCTTTTCTTGCTCAGCCTTTTGAACTTCAGCCGCCTTGGCTTGTTCGTTAAGTGCGTGCTGGATAGTATCCTTTACGAACTTAGGATCGAACTCACCAAGAGGGTACTTATCAGAACCATCTTCGTTCTTGGCTAGGGGATCAGGCCCCTTGGACTCTTCAACTGCCTTTGCCGGTTCAGGCTTGGGCGTTTGTTTTTCTGCGAGCTTAGCCTCTGCCTCAGCAAGCTTTCGTTCAGCTTCGCGTCGAGCAGCAGTCAGCTCATTGATACGTTCCTGAAGACGATTCTTCTTTTCAGGCTTAGCCTTCTGTTCAGTTTCGTCATCGTCGTCATCAGGTGCGGGGGTATCATCGTCCCCGGTTTCTTCCGACTGAGTATCTACTTCTTCAGTGTTTGCGTCGTCAGCCTTCTGTTCAAGCTCAACTTCTTCCTCAGCCTTGGCGGGGGCTTCGCTAGTCTGCTTCGTCTCGCCAAAGAACGAAGCGGAAAAGTCGTCGAGGTTGTCAGGAATGGCAACGTCGGGGGTAGTAGTGTTTTCAGTACTCATGTTTAAGGTTTAGCGGTCCTTTACCGTTTGTGCGCTCACTTTGTTTGCGACTTAGTCCCGCCAGCGGAGCCACTGGTTGTACCGGCGGGGGTCGAGTTCTTTCGGGCTTCCGCTTGCTTGTCTGCAAGGTGAGCCTTCAATTCTTGGTTATCAAGTTCCGAAGAATACTTGAGGATTTGCTCAATACCCTTCATGTTAAGTTCAGTAGCGTCAACCTCGTTATCGCTCAGAGCGCGAATACGCTGGGTTTCGGCGTTGTACATAGCGATTTGCTGTTCAACAGTCTTATCGTTAAGCTGCTTTTTAAGCTCAGTCATTTCCGCCATACCCTGCTGAAGAGCCATTTGCATCTCTTGCAACTGTTCAGCAGTAATACCAAGACCGCCTTCTTCATCTTCACCCAACAGGTGCGGAGGAATGGTCTTTTTAAGGCGTTCAGCAAGCTTGTCAGCTCCCGGCCAGTCTTGTGCCTTAGCAATAAGGTCACCAGCAACACCCATAAGCTCGGGGAACACCTGAACGGCTTCCATCATGCTTTGAGCAGCCTCAACTCGGCGGGTAGTGTACGAAGCGCCAGTAGTTAGGGCTACGTCAAACTGACCAACAGCCAAATCTACTGCTTGTGGGTCGTAAGGATCGTTGATTTTAACAAACTTAGGCTCCTGATCTTCACCGATAGCTCGCAAAATGCGAGTACCGTCGTAGATTTGCGGAATAAGCTGGTTAATAACGTCACCTGCCTCAAGAAGCGCAGCGTTCCCGTTGTCGTGGAACGTAAGGTTAGCTACGTCGCCTTCACGTTGGCGGGCCATAATGGCTCGACCGGAAACTTCGTTGCTACGAATACCCAACGAAGCGTCGTGAATACCCGTTACGTCTTTCATGTCCTGAGCGTTAGTTTGCGCTTCGTTGAGAAGAGCAGCTTCAATGCCCGGAGGATCAATCCGCTGTACGTTTTTACCAAATTCAGCTTCGTCGTTGAAGATCAGAAGCGGATCGCGGCTAAGGTGAGCCTTGCGAATGCGCTCTTCTTTACCTTCAACAGCCGATTCAGTGACCATCCACTTAGCTTTAGGAGCGTACCCAAGCTGTTCAGCAGCAACCGAGCGCCAAAAGTTCTTGAGGCGGGCTGCGTCCTTCATAAAACGGACCATGCCGTAACGAACACGGCGACCGCCGATGTTAACCACCCGACCGCTCATACGAACAACAGGCAAGCGGTTCAACTGGTACTCGTACGGCCCACTAAGAATAGCAAAACCTGTGCAAAGGTGCATCTGAGCGTAGCTAACCCACGTGACGCGAGACTTAACAGGCGCTCCGTTTTCTTCAAGAATCTTTTCAGAGTTCTCGTCGGTCAAAATAAATATTTTGCCGTTGGGAAAAAGGGCCATAAGACGTTGGCGCTCAACAAGTCGCCAGTACTCAGTTACCTGATATGAGTCTTGATCGACCCAACCTTCCACAGAAAGCTCTTGAAGAGTCTCGTTGGAAAAAATTTCATCGGGATTCACGCCCGGAAACTTGTGGTTGTATTCCTTTTTAGGCATCCGGTCGCTAACAAAGCAGCGACGTGCGTCTCGCGCCGTAGGGTCAACAGAGAATCGGTCCCAAACAACGCTCAAAGCGTCTTCAATGGGCCGTAGGAAAATGTCTTGGTCAAAAACGTCGTCTCGTGCGTACTCAACAGAGACACGAAAAGCTCCGTCACCACACTGAACAAGACTTTCAAAGGCGCTGTCGTAGACCCGGTCAGCCCGACTTTGCAGCTCGATGCCTCGGATAATGTCTCCACGTACCGAAGCAACCTCAACGTCTTCGTCGTTTGAAGGAACAACCTTTATTGCCTTACGGCTTTCACGCCAGTCGCCCACAAGCTGTGCGGTAAACTGGGGAATGTTGTTAATTACAAGGCACGGAAGGCCTCGGCGTTGCTCAAGGACTACGGGGTCCCACTGTTCACCAGCAGCAAACCTCTTATCATCCATTGCTTCTTCGCGGTTAACGCGGTCAAACTCAAGGTCAGCACGGTATTCTTCGCGCATGTCTTGAAGGAAGGCCTCAACACTGTCAAAGCCTTCCGGTACGTACTTAGGGTCAGGGCGACCTTCTACGGCTAGCGTAGCGATCAGAGAGCCATCAACCTTTTCTTTCGGTTTAGTGTTTTCCATGTGTTATCCAGCCATCCAGCTTGTGTCCGTAGTAGATGGTAAATAGGAAGTCGTACCCTCCGCCCAAGTGGTCAGATTTTCTGGATCACCTCCTTCCGATTTACTGAATCGCCTACGGCCAGCGATTTTATCAAAAAGTTCTGTCAAGCCCCAAACCAAAGCGTCAACGCGATCAGGAGAGCCTGTCGATTTGTTTCGTACGTTGTCGATGCTGAACTCACACATCTGATCTTCGAGCTTGGGAAACATACCTACGTGGTGTACCCGGCCTTGCTCGTAGAGGGTGCTAATAGGCTCTGCACGAATAACTTTGCCTCGGGAGGCGTGTACCAGTTTAACCGGCACAGAACGATCTTGAGCGCGAATAACCGACTCAACCATCAACCCGCCTTGGTTCTTTTCTGCAATGATTTTATCCGCCTGCCATTTGCGATAGAGACTTACGGCTTTTTTAGCCCATTCTTCCGGCGGGCCTTTAAGGCTTGCATCTTCAAGCACGTAACCTCTTGCATAGCCATCTTCATCCCTAGCCATAGCCACTACGACTATTCCGTTTTCGTCGCTTCCTTCGTTAGCGCTTGTCGCAGGGTCAACGGCCACAAACACTCGTTCCAAATCTTCAGGGACAACTTTGACTCTGTTGAGGTCGATAGCTTCTCTTGTCCAGAGAGCGCCCGGAATATCTCCAAGGATTTCTCCTTCAAGCTCTTGTCGTCCAAGCCGACTGTTTCCGTAGGTTTCATAGAGAGCCTTTACTGTAGAACTAGCAAGGTTGTTTTGGTTGTCGAGAGTAGAACCCCGAGTGATCGCGTTTGTGGGGTCAGCCACCAGTTTCTTAATCAGTGGCAGGGGCCTAGGAGTAGTAGTAACCAACACTTGAGGATGTTCACCGAGTCGCAGACCAAACTGCAACTGATCCCACGCCTCTTGCATGTACTCAAACTTAGCAAGCTCGTCAACCCAAGCAAAGTGGTGCTGAGGACCGCGTAGCTGGTCAGGAGTAGTCCCGTTGTAGGTGTATGCCTTGGAGCCGTTAGGCCAAGTCAAGCAGCGATTCGTAGGTGACCAAGAGTCTTCGGAGAGAGTGGGGTCACAGTTAAGGATGCCCGAATCCCCTTTAATCATCACGTCTCGCGCGTCAGCAGCCGTCTCAGCTACCAAGGCAATTCGACAGCCGGGGTACTTGTGTGCAAGCTCTCGGACCCACTCAGAGCCCATACGAGTCTTACCAAACCCACGGCCAGCAAGCACAACCCAAACGTTCCAGTCTCCTTCCGGAGCAATCTGGTTAGGGCGTGCCCAAAACTTCCAGTTCCAGCGTAGCTCAGCCTTCTCGGCGTCCGTTAGGGAACTCAACCACTGTTCCCTCTCCATCGGTTCCATTCTTGCGAGAATTTCGGCTGGCGAGGCGTTCGATGCTTCTTGTAAATTCATCGACATTTTGTTTGATCTGTTCCTGTTGGACTTGAATAGCTTCACCGTCAGGGCCAGAAATCTCTTGGCGATCACGGTAAAGCCCGAGGTGCTTGCCAAGGAGTTCAAGCGCTCGTAAGGCGGCTTGAGCGTTAATGTCCTCTTGCTTTTCAGCAATAGAAATTAGTTTTGTGATAACGTAGTCGGCAGACAGTTCCGTCTTTTCCGCTCGTTCTTTCTTTTTTTCAGCAATAGCAGTTTGTACAAGGGGGTGGTTCAACAGCTTGACCGCAAGGCGGTTGGGGCTGGAACTCTTGTAACCCGCTCGAAGGACTGCTTGAGCGCCGTTAAAGTCGACGAAGTACTCGTTTACGAAGTTCTCCATCTTTGTAGTAAGCTTTGAGCCCTTTCCCTTTTCCGGGATCGGATCATCTTTGGTCAACAAAGGATTCTCTCCTAAGAATGTGGTGGCGAGGGCGCTAGGATTTGAACCTAGACTAACGGTTTTGGAGACCGTTGTGCTTCCGTTACACTACGCCGACACGGAAAAGAAAAGAGACATTCATTGCTCTATACACGTATTATACCACAAAATGCTTGCTTTGTCAACTACTCATTTTATTTTATATTTTACAATTTGACATTGTGTGATAATTATAAAAATAGTTCTTGACTTTTTGTGCATTTTATGTTATAATATCCTTATTGGAGGGGGGTAATAGGGAGGATACTGTAACAATGATAATCAATGATTGACCACTATAACTTATAAGAAGGTATCGTAGAAGGGCCTTGGGGCGACCGCTAGGGAGCAATAAGACTATAGCAGACTTTGGATCAGGCCGCTAAGCGGACCTTGGGCGACTCTCCGGTTAGGGGTAGTCGCTATTTTTTTATCTAGCCAATGAGGGTGCCCAAGCTACGCAAGACAGCCGCCACAAATCCAACCCCCCCGCCCCCGGTATCCCCACAGGCCCTTGAAAAGATTAGCAAAAACCCCCTTGGCACAAGACTTGCAATCGTGTGTGCGTGTTCTTCCCTCTCAAGAAATACCATTGATCGAGAAATACGATCACAACCCCGCTATTGATCGAAACAATCTATTAGACACTAGGGCCGAATTCAGGGATAAGGGGGCATCGGAAGCAAACCGCTCTCCTCTCCCCGCTCTAGGGCTAGGGACTAGGTAACAGGTGTAACTACCCGATACACATATCATATCCCTTGCTCTACCTACGGTTGGCCTATGTCACCCCTAGGATAGCGGATAAGGTGCCGCCAGACTTCCCGCTAGGGTGTCTGATGCGCGGTTAGCTTGACGACCTAGGATAAGCGCTAGGTGCGTCCGCTAGCAAGGGAAAGCAACGGGCTAGGGAGCGGCAACCCCGCCACAGTCATAGGCAACGCGATTGCGCTTATCAGGCGTAACAATCTATTTGCCTTAGTGGGTAACGGGATCATCCCCCTAGCAGGCGGCAGGCTTAACGATTAGCAATCGTTTGCCCGTTTGTGCCAATCCGGATTGGACTGTGTGAGGCCATGTATGAGCCTTGTGCATAGTCGAAGGGGGCCAAGCGTTCGGTTATCGGGCGGCTTCCCCCGCGTCAATCCCAACGGTTAGAGCCCGTTCTGAGAGAGGGTTGACGGTAAACACCCTAGCAACGCGGTTAGCACTAACCCTGTTAGCCGCCTTGCTAGTGCAAAGGTTAGGGCACTCTCACTATTCGAGAGGCTTTTGACTATGGCAACAATCCAAACCAATCGCGCTGCACATCAGCGTATCAACCCGCAAATGCGTGTGGGCAAGCCCAAAAAGCCTGTCCTGTCACCGTCCGAACAAGCGGACATTCGCAAGGCGATAGCGGCGCTGCAACGCGCCGTTGACGCTACCAACAAAAGCGACTTGCTCGTCAACTTGACGACGGGCTATCGCTACGTGCGCAACACCATCAACCAACACAATCGCTGACTGTCTCCACCCGTGTCCTAGCCTTTGCCCTAGCAAGGGTGCTAGGAAGATGGATAACGTGGAGAATACTGACATGACTACCAACACCAACCGCATCACCCTCAAGCAAATTGACGGGGAGATTCTCACTTTCACCACCAGCCGCAAGGCGCTGGAAACTCACGGCCACAACATCGCCATGATGATCCTGCGTCACGCTGCTCCGGCTGAAGTCAACGACGACTGCTCCGGCTCCGGTGACTGCACCCGCGCTCTCAAGCTGGCGAAGGCCATGCCGAAGTCGTGGACTGCCGGTCTCGAAGCGTGGTTCAAGGCGTTCTCGCCCATCCGCATCGTCGCCAAGAACGACAAGTGCGAGTTTGACCCCGCCTATAAGAAGCTGTCGAAGGAAGACAAGCTCGCGTGGTGGAAGCTCGAAGAAGCTGCACAGACCACTTTCATCGACCTTGAGCCGGAAGTCGAAGGCAAGACCAAGCCTCTCGACATGGCCGCTCTTCTCGCGCTGCTGACGCGGCAGGCTGACAGTCTCGACAAGAAGGCCGAAGAAGGCAAGGTCGTCGACCACGATGTCGCCATCGCTACGCAAATTGCGGCTGAATTGCGCAAGCTGGCTGCAAAGAAGTGGTCGCGCAAGGCTGCCAAGGAGACGGCGAACGACACCACCAAGCCCGCGCAGGATGGCAACGTCAAGACCCTCAAGGCCAACTCGGCTGTCGCCAAGCGCGCCGCCGAACGCAAGGCCGCGTAACACACACGCACAATCCACCTAGGGCAAGTGGTTATAAACTGCCCTTCTATCACAAGCTATCACAATAGGGTGATGGTTTGTGTGTGAACTTGGAGAAATAAAATGTCGGCAGAAGGCAAACGGATGTAACCACGACCTAGGCAAGTCGTTAAACTGCCTGTTTTTCCCGCCGCCCGTTATCTTTTCCTTTGGGCAGAGACTAACCAACTCTAGCGGGCCAAAGGTGCTGAGTATCACTGTAACTGCTCACCTATCTTTTCAGAGTGTTAAGTGTAGTTTTGACGGGCTCAGCAATTCGTCCTTAGGGGCCTGATGCATCGTGACATTGCTTAGGCATCAGGAGTGTCAAAACTACACTTAACACTAGGAGACTCGCTGTGTGGACACGCGCTGACGACTTCGCTTTCTACGTGGGGTTTTGCATCCTCATGTTCATCATCATTGCGGGCTAACTCGTGAACATCTTTCACCTGTCCACTTGCCCTACGGAAAGTGCCGTGTGGCAGCACGACAAGCACGTCGTTAAAATGACGCTTGAGACGGCTCAACTACTTTCACAAGCTGTGCGTCTAGTGCCTGAGTGGCGGCAGCACTTCGACGTGCGCAAACTTTATCGTGTCACTCACCAACACCACCCGTCTGCACGTTGGGCCAGACGTTCTGTTCCCAACCTGTTCTGGCTGACTAAACACGGCATCGCTCTCGCTGACGAGTATTCTCACCGTTTCTGGCGACGCCACAAATCGCTTGACGTTATAGCCTATGTTGCTGACAGCATTGGTAAACTTCCG